AGAGCAGAGTTACCCAAGCGGGTAAACTTATAAGCATAAGTTGTTGCTGTTCTTAGAAACGAGAATATAGGCTTTAAACAATATAACCACATTTAAAAGAAAGGACAATATGCAGGCACAAAACGGTGGCAGACCCACAATTTTACCTAAGATGTACGAAGAACCGCTATTTAGCCAAATCATTGATAAAATTGAATCAGGCTGCAATGACAGAGAAATCTACACCAGTTTGCATTGTTCGGCTAAAACTTTTAGAAAGTGGCGAGATGACAATATAAAGGCGTATGACGAAGCTAAAAGCATTGCTAGGGGAAATCTATTAGAACTAGCTGAAAGTGCCTTAGCGAGCAAACTGACAGTCAGAACGCTAAAAGAAACAGAAACAATCTATGACGCTGACGGAAACGTTGAAAAAGTAAAGGTTAAAGAAAAAGAACTTGATAAAGATAGTTTGGTAGCAATGATGGTTGCTAAGGCCGGTAACCCTGAACTTTATAACCCTACTGAATGGCGTAGATTGCAACAGGAAGAATCAAGCGCTCATGACCTTAAAGCTAAAATTGAAGAACTTGACGACTATAAACTAAGTAAGTATAAAACGCCAGAAATTGAAGCACCGAAAGGGTTTGAATAAATGTATTATTTAAATAAAATGTTAGAATACAACAAAGAAAACGGCATTATTATTAATAAGTACATTCGTAAGACTATTCAGAAGCAAATACGTATTCATAATAAGTATATTTATCGCTATGACCGTGTTACACAAGCTATTGAGTGGATAGAAGACAACTTTTATTTAACTACTGGTAACCTGATGAAGATTGAGCTACTTCCAACACAGCGCTGGTGGTACGAGTTAATGCTTGGTTATGATATGATTGATGAAAAAGGCGTTCAAGTAAATTTAGTCAATGAAATTTTCCTTAATTTAGGACGTGGTTCAGGTAAGTCTAGTTTAATGGCTACGCGCGTGCTTAACTGGATGATTTTAGGCGGACAATATGGCGGAGAGAGCTTAGTTATTGCGTACGATAACACACAGGCTAGACACGTATTTGACCAAGTTCGGAATCAAACGGAAGCAAGCGATACATTGAGAGTGTACAACGAAAACAAAATTTTCAAGAGTACAAAACAAGGGCTAGAGTTTACTTCCTTTAAAACCACTTTCAAAAAGCAAACAAATGATACTTTGCGAGCGCAAGGTGGTAACAGTTCACTCAATATATTTGATGAAGTTCATACCTATGGCGAAGATATAACAGAATCAGTCAATAAAGGTTCACGTCAAAAACAAGACAACTGGCAAAGTATTTATATCACTTCAGGCGGACTTAAACGAGACGGTTTATATGATAAACTTGTTGAACGATTCAAATCAGAAGAAGAATTTTACAATGATAGGTCGTTCGGCTTGCTTTACATGCTAGAAAATCATGAGCAGGTCAAAGATAAAAAGAATTGGACTATGGCTTTACCGCTTATTGGTAATGTCCCTAAGTGGTCAGGAGTTATTGAGGAGTACGAACTTGCGCAAGGAGACCCAGCGTTACAAAATAAGTTTTTAGCGTTTAATATGGGCTTACCTATGCAGGACACAGCTTACTACTTCACTCCACAAGATACTAAACTAACAGACTTTAATTTATCTGTATTTAATAAAAATAGAACTTATGTTGGAATTGACCTATCCTTAATTGGCGATTTAACGGCCGTATCGTTCGTTTGTGAGCTAGAGGGTAAAACTTACAGCCACACACTTACATTCTCTGTACGGTCGCAATATGAGCAACTAGACACAGAACAACAAGAGCTATGGACTGAATTCGTTGACAGAGGGGAACTAATTTTACTTGATACGGAATATATCAATGTAAATGACTTAATACCGTATATTAATGACTTTAGAACCAAGACAGGGTGCAGACTTAGAAAAATAGGTTATGACCCAGCTCGCTATGAAATTTTAAAAGGGCTGATTGAGCGTTATTTCTTTGACAAAGACGGAGACAACCAAAGAGCAATTCGACAAGGTTTCTCAATGAATGACTATATCAAGCTATTAAAATCCAAGTTAGTGGAAAATAAACTTATCCATAATCAAAAAGTCATGCAGTGGGCTTTAAATAATACTGCTGTTAAAATCGGACAAAGTGGGGATTATATGTATACAAAAAAACTTGAAAAAGATAAAATTGACCCTACTGTTGCTTTGACAATGGCTTTAGAAATGGCGGTGTCAGATGAAGTACAACGTTGACACAGTCCGAGAAAGTGGCTGGTACAATAAAAAAGAATGGTTGGCTGTCCGTGATTATGTAAGACAACGTGATAAAATGACTTGCGTAAGATGTGGTGCATTCGGTGCTAAAAAATACGAAGTAGACCATATTATAGAACTAACTTGGGAAAATCTTGATGATTGGGAAATAGCGCTGAACCCTGATAACCTACAACTCCTTTGTAAGTCTTGCCATAACAAGAAAACAGGCGAGTATAAACGTGGGAAAGGTGTGAGTTTATGGTAGAAAGGGGAAAAATTGAACTTATTCGGAAAAGTGGTATCATTTTCACGTGGAAAGCTAAACAATGATACTCAAAGAGTTACAGCGTGGCAAAATGAAGCAGTAGAATATACAAGTGCCTTTGTAACTAACATTCATAATAAAATCGCTAATGAAATAACAAAAGTAGAATTTAATCATGTTAAATATAAAAAGTCTGATGTTGGTTCTGATACTTTGATTAGTAAGGCAGGTTCTGATTTAGATGAGGTCCTCAATTGGAGCTCTAAGGGCGAACATAATAGCATGGAGTTTTGGCAGAAAGTAATTAAAAAGTTACTATGCACGCGCTATGTTGACCTGTACCCTATATTTGACAGTGAAACGGGCGATCTATTAGACTTACTATTTTCTAACGATGAAAAAGAATATAAACCTGAAGAATTAGTAAGGCTTGTCAGTCCTTTTTATATCAATGAAGACACAAGTATTTTAGATAATGCTCTGGCTAGCATTCAAACTAAGCTGGAACAAGGTAAATTGCGTGGCTTGTTGAAAATTAATGCCTTTCTTGATATTGATAATACACAGGAGTATCGAGAAAAAGCTCTAGCAACAATAAAGAACATGCAAGAGGGTTCGAGTTACAACGGTTTGACACCAGTTGATAACAAGACGGAAATTGTAGAACTTAAAAAAGATTATTCTGTTTTAAACAAAGATGAAATTGACCTTATTAAATCGGAACTTTTGACAGGTTACTTTATGAATGAAAATATTTTGCTTGGTACTGCTACGCAAGAACAACAAATTTATTTTTACAACTCTACTATCATTCCTTTACTGATTCAACTTGAAAAGGAACTGACTTATAAACTGATTTCAACAAACCGCAGACGAATAAATAAGGATAATTTATATTATGAACGCATAATCGTAGATAACCAGCTATTCAAGTTTGCAACTTTGAAAGAATTAATTGACTTGTATCACGAAAATATCAACGCTCCTATTTTTACACAGAATCAACTTCTTGTTAAAATGGGCGAGCAACCAATTGAGGGCGGAGATATTTATGTCACAAACCTTAACGCAGTTGCTGTTAAAAACCTAAGTGATTTACAAGGCAATAGAAAGGACGTAACAAGCACAGATGAAACTAATAACCAATAGTGCTGAAATTAAAGTAACTGAAAACGAGGACGGTTCTAAGTCGTTCCAAGGCATTGGTTCAGAAGTTGGTGTAGAGAATCGTAACGGTATTATCTTGACCCCTAACTGCATTGAGTTTGCCAGAGAACGATATCCATTGCTATATGAACATGGATCTGGCTCTAGCGAAGTCATCGGGGACGCAAAGGTTTACTATGATTTAGCTACTAATAAATACCTGACTGACTTTACGCTTTATGACAATGCACCAAACATTAATAAGGCTGTGGAAAATGGCGCGTTTGATTCACTATCAATTGCCTATTATATTACAGATTATACTTTTGATGATAATGACGCTCTAGTTGTAAATAAAGCACAATTTAAAGAGATTTCTCTTGTTTCAGTACCAGCAGACCCTAACGCAAAATTTATTCAAAATGCCTTAGGCGAAGAACTCACAGAAGAACGCAATAAAATTATTGAAAGCCGTAACGCTTTGAAAGAAATTGAGGATATCAAAAAGAAATATGAATAAACCTGATTTAATTGAAAAACAGAACCGCTTGGCAGAGCTTAAAGAAAATAACGTATCTTTAAAATCTCAAATTAGTGGTTTTGAAGTAAAAAATGCAATTGAAGACTTGCCAAAAGTACAAGAATTAGAAAAAACACTTTCAGAAAATTCGATTGAAATTATCAAAATTGAGAACGAACTTAACGCACAGGAAGAAAAACCAAAAGGAAAAGATAAAATGACAAACTTTATTGAATCACAAAACGCTGTAACAGAATTTTTTGATGTATTGAAAAAGAACTCTGGGAAATCAGAAATTAAAAACGCTTGGAATGCAAAACTTGCTGAAAATGGTGTAACTATCACAGACAAAACTTTTGAGCTTCCACGTAAATTGGTTGATTCAATCAACACAGCCTTGCTAAATACTAACCCAGTATTCAAAGTATTCCATGTTACAAATGTTGGTGCTTTGCTTGTATCACGCTCATTTGATTCAGATAATGAAGCCCAAGTCCACAAAGACGGACAAACAAAAACAGAGCAGGCAGCCACACTCACTATTGATACTCTTGAACCTGTAATGGTTTATAAATTGCAATCACTTGCTGAACGTGTCAAACGACTTCAAATGTCATATTCTGAACTTTACAACTTGATTGTAGCAGAACTTACACAAGCAATTGTAAATAAAATCGTTGACCTTGCTCTTGTTGAGGGAGACGGAACAAACGGTTTTAAATCAATTGACAAAGAAGCAGACGTCAAAAAAATCAAAAAGATTACTACAAAAGCTAAATCAGCTGGCAAAACTCCATTTGCTGACGCTATTGAAGAAGCGGTTGACTTTGTTCGTCCTACTGCTGGTCGTCGTTATTTGATTGTTAAAGCAGAAGACCGTAAAGCATTGTTAGATGAGTTACGCCAAGCTACTGCAAATGCTCACGTTCGTATTAAAAATGATGACGCTGAAATTGCTTCAGAAGTTGGAGTTGATGAAATCATTGTCTATACAGGTACAAAGGCTGTTAAACCTACTGTATTGGTAGACCAAAAATATCACATTGATATGCAAGACCTTACTAAAGTTGACGCATTTGAATGGAAAACTAATAGCAACATGATTTTGGTTGAAACACTAACAAGCGGACACGTTGAAACTTATAACGCTGGTGCAGTAATTACAGTAGCATAAGAATAAAATGGAGGAAGTAAATGATAGATTATATTAAGGTCTATTGTGGTATTCCGATTTTAGTAACAGCTTATGATAGTAAACTTATCTTATTCCGTTCAATAGCTATTAAATTGCTAGAAAAAAATGGTATTAAAGCTGACGAAACAAGTGCATTAGTGAAAGAATTCATCTCTTGTTATTGTCGGCTTAATATTGTTGATGAACCAGCAGAGCAATGGCGAAATGCTGAAATGAAACGTTTGGCTTCTTTGCAAGAGTTAATGTATTATGGAGGTATTTAATGATATTCTCACAAGTTACATTACAGGTAGAAACGACTGTTAAGAAGAAGAACGGTGCAGAAGCTAATGTTATAAAGCCTATCGTTTTACCAGCAGTTAAACAGAGAATTAGTCAGACAAGACTTGATGAGTTTTCTATGATTGGGCTAGGTAAAAATGTACGGTATGAGCTTAACGGAATCGGAGAAATGGAAGACTTGATTTTCAACTATTTCTTGGACGAAAAAGGCGAAACTTTCAAGCGTACAACATGGGAAAGAAACCCTAAGAATAACAAGATGATTTTAGAGGGGGTAGTAAGCAATGGAATTTGATTCTTATATAGATTGGTACAACAATTTACTTACAATGCCTTTAAATGACGTTATTTTAGGCGTTAAGGACACGATACAAGACAAGACGGTATATTTATCACTTAGTGATTCAAAGGTGCTTAAAATGGATAATACGAGCTTTGTCATGGGCTACTATTATCAAGTTGTTTTATCTGTTAAAGACGTTGACGATGAACTTGTTGGACTAGTCGGAGATGTTTTGCAAAACGGTTGGAATATGACAAACTGGTCAGAAAACAGTCATTTGTACAATTATACTGGAACTGTTTATTTACCTTGTGGTTCAGGTGGTCAAGCATGGCAATGAATTTGCTTAATACAGCAAGCATAGCTAAAGAAATGCAAACTAAAGTAACAGAACGCATGGGCGATTGGTTTGAAGCTGAATTTAAGGCGAAAGCGAATATTGCAAGTCGAAGAACTAGATTAATCAGAAGCCACGGTCACACCTATACTTATGCCAGATATCAAAATACTGGGCAATTGTCAAGAAACTTAAAGCAAGTTAAAAAAGGCGATAAAGTAGTAGTAAACGCAGGGACTAGAGCTAATTATACTAGTGGTTATCATGGTATGTACTTCTTAGTTGAGGAAAAAGGTATGCAAGACGTCAAAACAACATTGAAAAAAGGCGCTAATTATGCTAATTCAATGAAATTATAAAAGTAGAAAGTGGTTTAATTACATTTGATTGAAATTAACAATAATGGTATTTTTTAATGAGTTTAGATAATTTTAGAAATAGAGCGATTGTATGGGATACGGTCAATAAAGACTTCCCACAACCAATTCAAATAATGCAAGGTGACGTCAACGCTAGAACATTGTCAGTTAAAATACTTGATAATGGAGGCGAAATTGATTTGACTGGCCATTCATTAAAACTTACATATCAATATACTAATAGCAGTAATTCCGGCTTTGTTATGATTCCTCCTGAAAACTTAACTAAAGGAGAGTTTATTTTGGTAATTCCTACCGAAATGACAAAACCTGGAGTTATTGAAGCGAACTTGATTCTTCTTAATGAAGATAAAGAGCAAGTTATCGTCAGTAAGAAATTAACATTTATATCAGATAATTCCACAGTTACAGTTTTAGCTCAAGAAGTAAATAATAAGATTGATGATTTTACAAAATTATTATTGGAAAATATGCCACAAGTAATGCGTAGTGAGTTGAATGATTTACATGCTCAAACTGAATCAAACAAGAGCAATATTGAGCTTAAAGCAAATTTAGCTGATATGACTAGCTTACAAAGTGCAATGACAGAGCTTAAAAACGAAGTAGAAGCATTTGGTATTAGTCCTAAAAATTTAGTTACTATAAAATCGCTATTAGACGCAATTGCAAGCAATGCAAGTGAATCGGAAGTTGTTGAACTAATAAATTCAGTAAAGGCTTTAACAAGTAATATTTCTCTTATGAGTAACGGAGATTACTCCCCTAAGGCTAATCAAACGGATTTAGAAAGTTTACAGCATACTGTTAATGACCATTCGGCGACTATTTCAACAAAAGCCAATCAAACGGATTTAGACAACTTACAAGCTACTGTTGACAAACAAGGTGTTGCAATTTCAACAAAAGCTGAACAATCAGAGTTATCAATCACAAATAAAAACGTCGCAACTGCTCAAGAAACAGCAAATAAAGCTGAAAGTGAAGCCAAAAATGCAATGGCAAAGGCTACCGAAGCACAAGCGAACAGTTTACAACTTAATGGCAACGCGGTAAGTGCAAGCAAACTGGCAACACCTAGAAAACTCGGAGTAAATCTTCAATCTTCATCATTTCAAGAATTTGACGGGACTGCTGATGCAACTAATATTGGAGTTTCAGGTGTGCTCCCAATCGCAAATGGAGGTACGTCAACAAGTGACGGAGTTATAAATACAATAGCCTACGCTAACAGCGCAGACGGTACGGACGACTTCACGACAGTTTATCCGAATTTGAACTTGTTAGTTAATAGTTCAGCCAAAACCAAAGATGGGTTCTTCAAAAACTTCGACAAAGTAGAAGATGGATATGGCGAAGTTACAATGAAAGGAACTAATACATCGGATGGTAGAGACCTTTCGGATGGCTTCTTGCTTAAACCTAGGGACTACAAACCAGGCGATAAATATACAATTAGTGTAGATATCATGTTTACAAGTTGGAATCTTCCTGCTGGAACGACTCTTACAGAATTTTGGTTTGGTCAGCGGTACCTTGATCCGATATGGAAACCAATATGTTCTATTGATTTGCCTAAAGACCCTAGTCGAATGATGAATAAGTGGATAAGAATAACACAAACTTCAACGATACCTCCTTATCAAGACCCGTCCGTAAATACTCAAGCAGTCTTTCAGGCTCAATTTTCTGGTGTAAGTGGTGGTAGTTTCACGGTTAGAGTTAGAAAACCAAAACAAGAACCAGGTTCAATTGCTACTCCTTGGATGCCAAATAAAAATGAAGTCACAATAAATGATTATCCAAAGTATGTAGGGTTTAGTAATATCATTAAACCTAATAAGAAAAGTTCTGATTACAAATGGCTACCAATGTGGTTAGCATCAATTGATAGGGCTACTGGCCTACTTAAGCCTGCGGTCATGGGTATAGATTATGCTCAAGCTCACCCAGTTGGCTCGGTAGTAACAAATAGCTCAAATTCATCGTCTGGTTACACGACTGGCACATGGGAAAATATCGGTTCAACAGTAATTGGTTCAACAACAGTTTATTATTGGAAACGTACTACATAAAAAATAAAAAGGAAGATAAAAAATGAAATTAGATTATAACTCACGTGAGATTTTCTTTGGTAATGAAGCTCTAGTCGTAGCTGATATGGCCAAGGGAAGTAACGGAAAACCAGAGTTCACTAACCTTAAAATCGTAACTGGTTTAGTATCAGTTGGCGAAATGGAAGACCAAGCGGAAACTAATAGCTATCCAGCTGATGACGTACCAGACCATGGAGTTAAAAAAGGCGCTACCTTACTTCAAGGAGAAATGGTATTTATTCAAACAGACCAAGCGCTCAAAGAAGATATCTTAGGTCAACAAAGAACCGCAAATGGTTTGGGTTGGTCTCCAACTGGTAATTGGAAAACGAAATGCGTTCAGTATCTTATTAAAGGGCGCAAACGTGATAAAGTTACAGGAGAATTTATTGACGGTTATCGTGTAGTCGTTTATCCAAATTTGAGACCAACAGCAGAAGCTACAAAAGAATCAGAAACAGATTCAGTAGACGGTGTAGACCCTATCCAATGGACTTTGGCAGTTCAAGCAGCTGATTCAGATATTTATTTGAATGGCGGTAAAAAAGTTCCTGCTATTGAATACGAAATTTGGGGAGAACAAGCAAAAGATTTTGCAAAGAAAATGGAAAGTGGACTGTTCATCATGCAACCTGATACGGAACTTGCTGGCGAAGTTACATTAGTAGCTCCAACTCTTGCGAACGTTCAAACGAAAACTAAAGGGCATAATGACGGAACAATTGTCTTACCAGCTACTTTGAAAGATTCTAAAGGTCGCGATGTAAAAGTAACAGCAACAATTAAAGATGTAAAAGGAAATGTTGCGACAAACAACGAGCTTGCTCCTGACGTTTATGTCGCTACATTCTCCGCTGAAGGTTATAAAGATGTTTCGGCGGGTGTTGCTGTAACCGACAAACCCTGAGGTGCCCGACGGGGCTAACCACGTAGCCTTTGCATATAACAAAGATGGAAAAGATGGTTTCATGACTGTTTACCCTAATTTGAACTTGTTGGATGGAACTGATTTTAAGAATTTCACACCAAAAGTAGAGAAGTATCTCACTATAGTAAAAAAAGATGGAGGAGTTAATAATAAACCCTACATCAGCGCGTCATACAGTAATCCAGAACCAAACAGTTTTGCAGACATACTTGTTTGGAAATTAGATAAAGAACGTCTTGAGCCTTCAACAACTTATACTTTTAGTTTTTATGCAAAAGGAAAAGGAACTGTTAAAACTTATATTCACCCTTCTCTGATTGATACTTCAAGTAATAGCTACGCTGACGGTAAAGTAATAAAATCAGAAGCAGACGGTAGTTACACTTGGACTCTTACTAATGAATGGGTAAGACATACATATACGTTTACCGCTAACAGTAGTATAAATGAGGACAAATATGTCCTATTTAGATTACCAACAGGAAGTAGCGTTGATATAAGTCTCCCTAAACTTGAAAAAGGTTCAGTAGCAACTCCTTGGATGCCTTCGTTTAGTGAAGCGAAAGCTGAAGATTATCCAAGCTATATCGGAACATATACTGATAATAAATCAAATGAACAAAGTACAGACCCAGAAAAATATACTTGGAAAAAAATAGAATAAGTAAAGGAATATATATAAAATGGCAAAACAATTGAGTACAGCACGTAAATTTAAAATGATTACAGGTAAAGACCTTTTTCAACAACAAAAAGCAATGGATACGGAACTTAAAAAAGAAGACGGAGAAATTACTGATGTAATGGAATTTGTTCAATATGGTCTATACTTAGCTCTTTTTCAAGATAATATTGTAAAAGCTAAAAGCGACTTTTCAGACTTTCGTTCTAGCTTTGAGTTCGATACTGACGGTAAAGGGCTTAAAGAACTAGTCGAAATGTGGCAGAAAGAAATTTAATGAGCTGAAAGGACTGTAAATGATTTTAAAACATGCAATTAGATACTTAGAACTTACTGGTTCAGACTTTATTACAGATTTGAAAGACTTTGCAGACCTACAAAATTCTTTTGTCGCTGGTTATATTCCTGATGACTTTACAGAGCAAATGGAGAGCTTTACAGACAAGTTATTGATACTTTGGGTAGATTGTAACGGAGGAATGCAAAACGCCTTAGATGATAAAACAGAGCTTCCTACAACTAACGAGTTAATCAATATCTTCTGTAAGACTGTTTTTATTAAAGAAAAAGAGGAAACGGAAGACGATATGGTCTTCTTTTCTTCTAGTTCATTGATTAAGAAAAAGAAAGATACTGTAAAGGAAAATAAAACTCTAGAACTTTTGACTATTTTAGGTAATAACGAAATTGATATAACGCAGTTCATGGAAATGGAACTAGAACTAGTTTATAAAATAATTGAACTTATTGCAGAGAAGAAGAAAGAGGAAAAAGAAAAAGAGAAAAGGCGTAAAAGAAAGGGTATGTAATGGCAAGTAATGCAACATTTGAGGTCGAGATATACGGTAATACAACGAAATTCGAGAACTCACTTAAAGGCGTTAATACCGCAATGTCAGGGCTTAGAGGAGAAGCTAAAAACTTACGTGAAGCTCTAAAACTTGACCCAACAAATACCGATAAAATGGCACAATTGCAAAAGAATTTACAAACGCAGTTGAGCTTATCACGTGACAAAGCAACAAAATTAAAACAAGAACTTTCTACAGTTGACAAAAGCTCGCCAGCAGGTCAAAAGAAATGGCTACAACTTACCAGAGACTTAGGCACAGCAGAAACACAAGCTAACAGGCTAGAGAGCGAAATTAGGCAAGTCGAGAGTGCTATTAGTTCAGGCTCTTGGAACATTGAAGCTAAAATGGATACCAATGGTGTAAATAGCGGAATTGACGGAATGAAGTCACGCTTTAGCAGTCTTAGAGAGATTGCTGTTGGTGTATTCAGGCAAATTGGCTCAAGTGCTATTAGTGCTGTCGGTAATGGCTTAAAAGGCTGGGCATCTGACGCAATGGATACTCAAAAAGCCATGATTTCATTGAAAAATACAATGAAGTTCAAAGGCAATGGGCAAGATTTTGATTATGTAAGCAAATCTATGCAAACACTTGCTAAAGATACAAACGCAAATACAGAAGATACTCTTAAACTTTCAACAACATTCATTGGTTTAGGAGATAGTGCTAAAAAAGCGGTCGGTAAAACGGAAGCATTAGTAAAAGCTAACCAAGCATTTGGTGGTACTGGCGAACAATTAAAAGGTGTAGTTCAGGCTTACGGTCAGATGTCAGCAGCTGGAAAAGTTACTGCTGAAAATATTAATCAGCTAACAGATAATAACACAGCTCTTGGTTCAGCGCTTAAATCGACTGTTATGGAAATGAACCCAGCGTTAAAACAGTATGGTTCGTTTGCTGCCGCTAGTGAAAAAGGTGCTATATCAGTTGAAATGCTAGATAAGGCTATGCAAAAACTTGGTGAAGCAGGTGGTGGAGGAGTAACGACTATTGGGGACGCTTGGGATAGTTTCAATGAAACGTTATCTCTTGCTTTACTACCTACTTTAGACGCTTTAACACCTGTTATTAGTTCCTTAATTGATAAAATGAGTGGCTGGGGCGAAAGTGCCGGTAAAGCCGTAGAAAACATTGTTAAGTGGGTAGCGACATTATGGGAAGAATTAAAAGTATCAGGAACATTAACAGAGTTTGGTAGAGTTTGGGAAAACGTAAAATCAATTCTTGGTTCAGTAGGAAGCATAATAGTAAATGTTGTTAAGTCATTTCTTCCTTTAGAAAAAGCTCCTAAAAGTAGCGCGGACGCAATTGGCGACACAATGGAAGTGCTTTGGGGCTTAGCGGAGTCTTTACAAAAAGCTACTGCCAAAATAGCTGATTTCGTTAAAAAGATTAGTGAAAGTAAAGGAGCGATGGACGCTACAAAGGCGGCTTTAGTTGCCTTAGCTGCAGGGTTTGCGGCCTTTGAAATTGGAACTAGAATAGTCGCTGCTATCAGTGCTTTTGAAAAGTTGCAAACGGCAATTAAAGCAGGAACAAGCGCAATGGAGGTTTTCAATAAGGTTGTTGGTGTAAATCCTTATGTATTGATTGCGGCCGCAATTGCAGCGGTCGTTGCTGGGCTGATTTACTTCTTTACTCAAACCGAAACAGGTAAAAAGGCTTGGGCTGATTTTGTAGACTTCTTGAAGAGCGCATGGGATAGCGTGGCTTCATTCTTTAGCGGTATTGGTCAATGGTTTGCTGATATATGGAACGGCGTAGTTGACGGAGCAAAAGGCATTTGGCAAGGCTTAGTTGATTGGTTTAGCGGAATTGTACAATCCATTAAAAATATTTGGAACAGAATATCAACATTCTTTACTACCTTATGGGTAACTGTTGTTACTGGAATTCAAACAGCATGGGCTGGAGTTACAGGGTTCTTTGGTGGAATATTTAATGGTGTGAGAAATGTTGTAGCAAATGTCTTTAGTGCCATTGGCAACTTTGCTTCTAGTGCTTGGTCAAGAATCTCAGGTGCATTCAATGCAGCTGGTAGTTTCTTTAGTGGATTATGGAATGGAATAGTCACAATTGTGACTAATGCTTTCGCCACAATAGCTAGTGCAGTAACAAGTGCTTATAAATGGTTCGTTACAACTTTCAGACCATTAATTGGATTTTTTCAATCTATATTTAACCTAGTTTCATCTGTTATTAACTTGGCTTTCCAAGTTATATTAGCCATAATCCGTGGTGCTTATCAATTAGTTATCGTCGCATGGCAAGGTTTAAGCTCTTGGTTTGGAGGAATATTTAATGCTGTTCGTAATGTAGTTAGTGGAGTATTCAATGCAATTGGTAGCTTCGCTAGTTCAACTTGGAATGTACTAGTCGGAGTATGGAGTGCTATTTCTGGCTTCTTTAGTGGCATATTTAATGCTGTAAGGGGAGTCGTATCTAGTGCTTTCAGTGCAATCGGAAGTTTTGCTTCTAGTGCTTGGGGAGTAGTTTCATCAATATGGAGTGCAATTTCAGGTTTCTTTAGTGAAATATTTAATAACGTCAAAAGTGTTGTATCAAGTGTATTTAGTGCTTTAGGTGGCTTTGCTAGTAACGCTTGGGACGCAATAACAGGTGTATTTGATACAGTTGGTTCATGGTTTAGTGGTGTATTCGATTCAGCCAAGCAAGCAGTGAGTGACGCACTTGGTGCTTTAGGCGGTTTTGCTAGTAACGCATGGGATTCAATTAAAAGTGCATTTGATTCAGTTGGCTCATGGTTTGGCAATGCATTCGATTCAGCTAAGCAAGCAGTGAGTGACGCACTTGGTGCTTTAGGAGATATTGCTAAAGGGGCATGGGATTCTATAACGAAAGCGTTTGGTGGAGTTCGTGACTTCTTTGCTAAGGCATTTGGGGGAGTTAAAGAATTAGTTGATAATGTTCTAGGTGGTATTTCAGGAACTTTAGATAAAATTAGTGGCGCAATTAATAAAGTTAGTGGCGTAATTAATGGAGTTTCTAAAAAAACCAGCGGACTGTTCAGAGGTTCAATGGTAGTAGGCTTAACAGATGTCAACTTATCTTCTAGCGGTTACGGTTTAAGCACTAATAGCGTATCAAGCGATAATAGAACTTATAACACATTCAACGTACAAGGCGGTGCTGGTCAAGATGTTTCTAACTTAGCACGTGCAATCAGACGAGAATTTGACCTAGGGAGGGCTTAATGGTAAGACAGTACAAAATACATACCAACTTAGACGGAACAGACGATAAAGTTTGGGACGTTACAAATGGAAAAGTTAGATTTTACCAGCCCTCTAATTTAGGGTTACAATCAACTAATAACATTTGGCAAAGTAATGGTATCGGAGTAATGGGAACTCGCTCGATCACTCAACCTCAAATAGAGTTTAAGCTAGAAACGTTTGGCGAAAGTTTGGAAGAAAACTATCAACTAATGAAAGACTTCATAAACGACATTCTTAACCAAAAATTCGTTACACTTGAATATCAAACAGAGATTTTTCAGGTATATGCTGACTTAGCTTTAGCAGATGTCACAAAGACAGAGGGTTACGGTAAGAACGGAACTTTCAGCGAAAAGATAACTTTTGATATAATTACAAAGTGGTACACTTACGAAAACTTAACTTTTGAAAAAATTCAAAATGGTCAAGTTCTTTCTGGTAAGTCTAAAATTTATGGTGGAACAGCACCAGGAAGTTATAAGTATGTCGAAGGAACTTCTTACACTTATTATGGGGAAAGTGACATAGACCGTTTAAGCCGTTGGGATATAAAAGATGAAATATTTAGTTTTATGGGGATATTATATCCGCAACTTCCTAAAACACCTACTGGAGTTAGATTTTTAGACGATATTGGAAATGAATATACTGCAATTGTATTTAAGACGGAACAGTTGCAAAACTATATTTTAATCAATACAGATGTAAATGATGAAATTTATCAAGGCTGGAACGGTACAACTCCATTGAATCTATTCCCTGTAATGGACTTCGAGAGATACAGAACTCGTATAATTGAAAAAGGTCAAATGGAGCTAATCAACCTTGCCAAGGCAGAGTTTAAAATTAAGAGAAAGGCAGACTTCATTTGATGTTAGAAGCTAACGTTTATGATAACTTTAACCCTAACTATTATAATATATCTGATTTTACTCTTCCTAATGGTAAAAAAGACAAAAGAGGTCTACCAATACCAAAGGCAAGATGTCAAGTTATTGACTATGAATTGTGGGAAACGGGTTACCTTTTCACTTCATCAGCTACATTGACCGTTTCAGTAGAAGTTGGCGATATTGTTCAAATTCTATTTCCTGAAGTTGTTCCAATCGAGGAAGCTCTAGGTAAAAAGAAAAGCTTAAATTTAGATATGGTTTACCTTGTGACAGATGTAGATGAAAGTAACAAAGCCACATTAAAGAACTATTTTTGGGCAATGATTGAAAGCTTAGATGTTCCAAACGCAATAACTAAAACGACAAACGCTGCTATCATTGATTATTTAATTGACCCTAATAAAAATAATTTAATGAGTTATGGGTACTTCTTTAATTCAACTGTCTTTGCTGGAAAGGCTACAATTAACCGTAAAGCAGAAACTTCATCGGCTCATGACGTAGCAAAAAGGATATTTTCAAAGGTTCAATTTCAACCAACTACGACAATTCAGCATGCTTCATCTGAAACAGACCCTAGAACTTTGTTATTTATTAATTTTGCTTCAAGGAACTGGAATAGAAAAAGAATCACAACAAGGGTAGATATTAAGCAAAGTGTTACAATGGACACGGAAACAATAACAGAACGTTCGGCTTATAATTTTGCTGTTGTGTTTGTTAAAAATAAGGCAACAGACGACTATACAGACCCTCCTAAAATGTACACAGCAAAAAATAATGGAGATGTCATTGATTATAGCACTTATCACGGAGACGGGACAGACTTGCCAGAAGTAAGGACACCAAAAACATTATTTTATGATAGAGATGAACACGGAAACCCTCCAGATATGTCTGCTATTAAGGCTGAAATTTCTCCCTCCACGATCGTTACAAGGTTAATCTTTAATCAAAATGAATTTTTGCCTTTATATGTTAATGACTTGGTCGATGTTTGGTACGAAGGAAAACTATATTCGGGTTACATAGCCGACAGAGTTAAAACAGAGTTCAATGATAGACTTATTTTTGTAGAAAGTGGAGACAAACCAAATGTTATATGAGTATGTAGCTACTTATGGCGACAAATATAGAATAGATAGCTTCACAGGGTACAGAGAGCTACGTAAAGACCACTTAGAGTTATTGAATGGTAAAGTGTACTATAATAGTGAAAACTCTCTTAGAATCGAAACTACGCTCTTGTACGAAGTCGGCCAATTTGTATCAATTGGTGGTTATCCTTATGGCGGTAGAAAATTTAGATTGTTGGAGCTATCAATTACTGATAACCCAGTTTTAGATAAAGCAAAGATAATTTCAAGAAAGGTTAAAAATGACAATTAAAAATTACACGTTTTTTAGTCAAAATGGTACAGAGTTCCCGGTCGGTTCTAATAATGACGGAAAACTATACATGATGTTGACAGGAATGGACTACGGAACGATTAGACGCAAAGACTGGACAAGTCCGTTAAATACAGCTCTTAACATTCAATATGTTAACACATCAATCGTTGCAGGCGGGAGGTATTTTGAACTATTAAACGAAACAGTAGCTTTAAAAGGGGATTCAGTTAATTACATTCATGCAAATATTGACTTAACTCAAACTGCTAATCCTGTCAGTTTATCAGCCGAAACCGCAAATAATAGCAACCGTGTTGATCTAAACAATGGTTCTGGCGTTTTGAAAGTTTGTTTTGATGTTGTTGTAACTTCAGGAACTGGAGTAACAAGCACTAAACCAATTGTTCAGACCAGTAATTTGGATAGTATTTATGCAAATAATATATCACTTAAAGGTTCAATCCATGTTCCAACTGAAATGTTGACAGTTCAAACCGCTCCTGGTTTGCAATTGCATCTTACTAAAAAGAACGATGATTTAGTAATTGTTAGATTCCTTGGTAGCATAGCAAATATAAAAAAAGGACAAACGATGTCTAGAACGTGGGTAGATAAACCGTTTCGTCCAGCTGTTGTTCAAAGTCTTATTGGTCATCTTGTTGGAAAAAATAGTATTTTCCATATTGACATAAACCCAGATGGTAGTATTACTTGGTGGGGGGAAGATATTGGTAGTAATCCTTTGTCGTCACGTGGTAACGCAAGCTACTTTATTAAATAACAAAATAGAAAGCAGAACAAAATGGTAACTAGAATGATTTTAATAACTATCTTAATTTTGGCGATTCTTTTCGCTACGTGGGTCAAAGATAGAGAATCGATGAACCCACCTTTCAAACGTAGACTTGTAATTGACTTGACGGTAGTCTTCGCGCTATGGATTTTATATGCAGTCTTTTACTTTACACAAACACCCTCAACTTCTGATATCGCCAAAACTGTGATTAATGTAGGTTTATTATACTTTGTAGGACAGTTTATTTACTTAATCGCAAAAATTAGCCCTATGTTTGACGGTTTGGTTAAACTTATGAAAAAGAATGGTGTAAGTGTTCCTGAAGCAGAAGAAGAACAAACAGAGGATAAAAAAGAATGAATATAACTAACGCTGGTGTACGTGGTTATAATCCTACTGGGGTTGTGATTCACAATGATGCAGGCTCAAATGGTGCTAACACTAATTTTTATAATGGTTGGTTACCTACGCATAACCCAGAAGAGGGCTTTGCTCATGTTTACATTGCTTCTGACGGACGATTGCAGGCTTCCGACTTCTCTAATATGGCATACCATTGTGCTAACTCATACGGTAATGCAAATTACGCAAGTTGGGAAGTGTGCCAATCAGAGGGCGATTTAAATCAGTTCTTGAGGAATGAACAAGCGGTACTAGATGACGTTGCTAAGTACATGAAACAATGGGGACTAACTCCTAATCATGATACCGTGAAGTTACATCAAGAGCTATCAAGCACAAGTTGCCCTAGACGTTCCGTAGAAGCTCACGGCGGCACGGTAGAGAGTTGTCGCTCATACTTTATCGCAGAACTAAA